TCTATATCTAACATGATTACGTTTAGACAACGTAACCTTGTCAGCTGGTTGGCTCTGAACTTGTAAAAGTTCTTTGCGCAGGACCAGACTCCAGCGGTCCAATGCAATCTCCGAAGAGACTGCACCCACTACCGGGATGCGATATTCAGTAAGGTGTAATGCCTTATTAGAACGCTTCCGATAGTTCCTTGGTACATCCGTACTAAGTCCGTGAAGGTACAATCCTGGTCGGATTGAATCTCCACAAGTGTCGTATTTATCAGACACCGGGACTGGGCCGTACCACTCTTGAAATAGAGTGGCAAGACAATTAGATATACCGGATAGGTCGTGCTTATTCGCAAGTAGGTCATACTTGTGTGCAAGGTTGTTAAACGCTTTGCAAACACGATCCGCCGACAAGGCATCATCCTCAGGAACGCACTTAAGGCGCACTGGTGTGACATCGCAACCTAGAAAAGAATCTAGACCGCAAGACTCCCGAAAGGGGCCACTCCAGTAGCTTTTATCTCTGTTGACTAATAGTCCAGCAGATTCAAGTGCAGTTATCACCTTCTCCGTTTCCGGAGTTGGAACGATGATGTCATCTCCAAAAACCGACATTCGCACGTCGGTATAGGACAAACGGGATCGCTTAAATCGGTATTTATTACCGAATAGCCTATCTTCATAGGCTTCGTCACATCCCATTGCGGCTAGGGCAATCGCCCAAAAGCAAATCGCCTCTACAGGAAAACAGCAAGCTGAACCCATAGGTGCAAATTTGCGGAACGGAACATATGTCCCGTCCGGAAACTTCGTACCCCTTGAGCGTGAAGCCCAAAGAGCTAAGATCCAGTTATCAGGGAACAAGGTGCGAACCAAGTCCCAAGACACACGGTCTGAAGCCTCCTTAAGGTCGAGAGTAGCATAGGCCCCTGTTATGGAGCCCTCTCTTGCATACTCTCTGTTTCTGGTTTGATCGGTAAACCCGATCTGGCCAGCGACTGCCGGTAGTTCCTTTACTCGTTTATACATCAGGTCCATAAGACCCAGTTGAATAAACATGAATTCCCGAGGTTCTTCGCTAATTAAGCGCGGTCCTCGAGCGTCCTTTGGGACGAAGACTACCTTAGCAGCTGGCTCAAACACCTCCGCCCCCTGCAACTTATCCAATTCATCGGACAAGTGCGAAGAGTTAAAGAAGAAGTATTTATCATAAGGAAAAACCGAGTTTAATTTCGGTATAAACCTGAATGAGTCGTACCTCTCGTGTGGTTGAACACCACACGCGCTTGCGCCACTACCATGTTTCGGTATAATGTCTAAGGGATCAACCTCAGCCAATAACCTACAGACAAACTTACGAGCCCTTTTAAGGACAGGCAGCTTGGAGAGCCTGATAAAATCAAACTCCTCGAGATCACGTTCGGCAGCTTTAAAACTGTCGATAGTGTTCTGTATCTGAATGGCAGTATACTGCTGTTCCAGCTTGTAATAAATCAGCGAAAGCTGACGAATACAAGCCACCGCCCCAGCTAACTCAACTGTTAACGGCTTAAAGGTACCGTCCTCGTTAAAGAGGACTTCCCAGGCCTGGCACAGGAATAGCGGGTAGACACATCCCTTCTTAGCAACGAACCCTGAGATAGGTTCTAACTGACCAGTCTTGAACGACTTGTCTAGTGCTTTCCCCAAAAGGGGCAGCTTGCTAGTGAGAAACGACATGCCTTCACCCTCAGTACGTCTCGCTACGACCTCACGGTCATGCGGTGTGATATACTGAGAGAGGTGTGTATATGTTGATAGTAGTTGCCACAAGGCAACCAGGCGCTTATGATTTTCCATAATATTTGGATAGTC